GGAAACTTGAGCATCTTGGCAGGCTTGTAAAGACATTTCTTTAGCTAAAATTGCGGTTCCCTGATCCTTTTGTGCCTATCACCCTTGTTGGCAAACGCTTACCTTGGATCTTTTTTTAAAAAAAGCTGTACCTACACTTGTAAATATGTAAAGCTCCCCTCTTCGCCAACAAGGAGGCGGATCTTATGGCTAACAAAATACTATGTAACTTCCGGTTTTCCGAGGACCGGATGCTTAAATTGAGGCGACTCGCAATCCTTCGCAAGTGTTCGATGACGGATGTCCTCGAAGCGGCGATAGACCGTTTGCGGGAGGGCAAAAAGGACAAATGATACAATACGAAACCCCTTTGGCAATTGTAATTCTACACCGGCTATTCGTAGCTGGGACGGTGGCAATTGTCGCCCTGTTATTTTTAACGGGGAATGGAAAGGCCCCCGAGGCTGGTGTGAGTGCACCAGGCGTAACCTCGGAGGCAAGGACAGTAATACGCAGCGCCAACGGTGCCTCCAGTGAGGCCCCAATGGCAAGGAGATAAATATATGGAGACATATTCAATAGATGACGGGCCGGCTAGGGAGTTACACCCTGAAGGCGTATTTCAAGCAGTGATCGTGGATCGCTGGCAGTTCGAGGGCACCAATAAGACCACGGGGGAACCCCAGTCCAAAGAGGTGTTCGTTTTCGAGACAACCGAGAAAATGGAGGACGGGAGACCGTACCACATTTCTAAGTTCGTCCGCATCCCAGCCAAATCATTCAACGAGGCAAGCAACCTCTACAAGTTTGCTAAGGCGTTTGATGGGTTGAGTGAGAGTGGGTTCACCCCCGAGGAGATGGTTGGACGCAAATTCTGGATCCAGGTGGATCACAGTGAGTGCGGCCAATATGACAACGTGGGAGAGAAACCGGTCAAAATGGCTGACCCTCTGACCATAGAACCAAATCCGGACTTCGTTCGCAAAAATGATCGCTGACCTCGAGACCCATTCTCGTGGAGACTTGCCTGGGGACCCTGTTGTGGGGTCCCCTCGCAAGGTCTGCTTCGACATTGAGACTGGCCCTCTTCCCCTCCCCGAGTTGAAGGAGATGATGCCTGAATTTGAGGCACCCTCCAACTACAAGGACGAGGAGAAGATAGCCAAGGTCATTGAGTCCAAGCGCCTGGCCTGGATTGAAAAGGCGGCACTTGATGCCAGGACTGGCAGGGTGCTGGCAATTGGCTACACCCTGGAAGGCCAGGACGGTGTACAGGTAGTCGATGATTCAGCGGGTGAGGCTGTGCTTCTTGAGCACTGGTGGAAGTTTTACCGGAAAGCCAGCAATGTTGGCGCCCATTGGATTGGTCATAACATACGGTCCTTTGATTTCCCCTTCCTTATCCGCAGATCTCTCAAGCACGGCGTTTGTTTGCCGGCTGGGCTGTTGGTCAATGGGTTGAGGTATGACCGGCTGGTGGTGGACCTGATGGAGATCTGGGCCTGTGGCGACTTCAAGGCCGCTTTTATGAGCCTGGACAACCTGGCCAAGTTTCTGGGTGTGGGTGCCAAGAACGGCAACGGGAAGGACTTCTACACGCTGTACAAGACCGACCAGGAGAAGGCGTTTGACTACCTCCGAAACGATGTCCGCCTGGTCAAACAGGTGTGGGAGAAAATTGGATGGTGAAGATCGCAGGGGTTGACCCAGGCGCCAGTGGTGCAGCCGCAGTGCGTTACCGGTTCAAAGGCGAGACCCAGGTGTACTGTGCCCCCTTCCCTCGAGAGGAGTCGGAGTTGGTGCAACTGTTCACCGACCTAATCAAGCCAGATGTAGCCTATGTTGAACAGGTCAGTGGCTTCATAGGGCACGGCCACCCTGGTAGCCGAATGTTCAAGTTTGGGATGAACTACGGACTCATCCTCGGCGCCCTCCAGAGCACTGGCTGCAAGGTGGTCAAGGTGGTGCCCAGAGTGTGGATGAAGGCGCTTGATTTGGGCACCAGGGGCAAGCGCACCAAGGTCGAATGGAAGCGTCACCTAAAGGAGGAGGCCAAGCGCCTGTGGCCCGATGAGAAGGTGACCCAGGACAATGCAGACGCATTACTTATACTCCAATATGCAATCAACAAAGAGACCAACCAAGACCCAGGCTATTAGGCTAAGGCGATCTCTTCACTGGAAGGCAGTGGGGGCCGCTTGTGCTGAATCGGTGGAGGAACTCTATGACATCACTCAGGCAGAGCTATGGTCTGCTCGTAAGTATGAGGAGGTGGCCTTTTGCAGGCAGTGTATCTACTACACGCTCCACCGTGAGCTTGGGCTGACATCCACACTTGTTGGCAAGTTGTTGGGAAAGAATCACGGCACCATCACCTACGGCGCCGAGCGCATCGCCGGCTTTCTCGATGTGGACCCCGAGCTAAGGAAAGACATCAAAGCCCTGGTTGCCCTGATCAAGGCCAAGGTGGGCAAAGCCGCCAACCTATGATCCTGAAGGTCAAACGTACTGAGAATTTCGCCGTGATGGCCAGGGAGCCACTGGACTCGGTGGATCTTAGCTACAAGTCCAAGGGTATCTATGCCTACCTGATGTCCAAGCCAACTGACTGGTCCATTCGCCTGGCTGACCTACAGCGTGGTCCTGATGGCAGAGAGGCGATTCAGTCAGGTCTCCGCGAATTGGAGAAGCTGGGCCTGGCAGTCTACCAAATCGTGCCTGGAAAAGGTGGTGAGTGGACCCTGTTTGAGACCCCAGACCTCAATCCAGCCAATAAAAACAGGGGTCCCGCCGGCGAACGGGTTTTACGGTTACCGGGAAACCCGGCGACCGGGAAACCCGGTGACCGGGAAACCCGTCTGTATAGTAAGAAAGAAGGGGTAGTAAGAAAGAGTACTACTAAGAAAGAAAGTCTATCGGTCAAAAAACAAGCTGAAGCCATCTACGAAGTTTATCCTCGCAAGGTGGCCAAGCCAAAGGCGGTGGAAGCAATAATGGTCTGCCTCAAAGAGATTTCATTTGAAGACTTATTGCGGCTCACAGCCGCATACGAACTAGCCAAGCGAGGAGAGGATCCTGCCTACACCCCGCACCCTACCACCTGGTACAACCAACGAAGATACAACGATGACCCAAACACCTGGTCCAACAGTAAAAAAGGCCCTAGCTGCAATCAAGGAACGCATAACAGTGGAGGAACCAGCGACCTACAAGAGGTTCGCTCGAAAGAAGCTAACTCCCGAGAGGCTCAAGCAGTGGCAGACCTGGCTGCACTTCAATAGCTGCCAGGACCCAGAACTGGCCAAGATGCTACGGGCCGCAGCAACCTTTAATCGGGATATTTGCCGTGACTTCTGGGGTCCAGCCTACTGGCTCACATTCCTGGGATCCAGCGGCACAGGCAAGACTCACCTGGCCAAAGGCGCCTGGAAAGCCTGGGAGCGCAAAGCCCAATTTAGAAAGGCCAGAGGAGGCATAGAAGTTCCAATGGATGGCTACTACTGGAACTGGGACAGGTTCATCAATGAGCTAAGGGAGCGCCACTATGGTGTGTTCCAGGATGCTTGCCGCGCCAAATTCCTCATCCTTGATGACATTGGCGCCGGGCACACATCCTCATCATTCGCCATAGATAAGCTGTATGAGCTACTCAACGCCAGGCTCGACAAGTGGACAGTCATCACAGCCAACCAGAAGCTGGAGACGATAGCCGAGTGGGACCAGCGCATTGCCTCCAGGCTGATCCGCAACGGCAACCAGTGCATCGAGGCAGTGACCAAGGATTATGCAACCAGAACCAGAGAATGAGAAGATAGCCCGGGACATCCTCCAGGAGGCTAGAGTGCCGGCAACCTACCGTCTGCCAGGCTTCACCAGGGAGAAACTGTCCAGGATAGCCAAGAGTTGGGGGTGCTCCAGGACAAGCGTCATCATCCGCCTTGTGGAACACGCCAGGAACCCAACGACTTAATCTATGGACCTAGAACTACAAGACATCGAGAGGGGCCTAAACCTACAAACAGGCCAGGGCAAGCGAGCACTGAAACTAGCACTCGAAGGGGTGAAGCTGCTGGACCGCAAACAGCAAGACTATGGCGAAAACAACATCCTCTTCTCGGGAGAGATCGGCATCGTTGTGCGATGCCAGGACAAGATTTGCCGACTGAAGCACCTACTGGAGACCGGCAACGAAGCACAGAACGAGTCAATCGAGGACTCATACCAGGACCTAGCTAACTACGGACTCATCGGGATGATGCTCCACAGAGGCGAATGGTCAGAGAGGTAAATATTCGATCTAAGCCACTTTTGGGGCCCAAGGGGTGTGGCGACACCGGGAAGAGGTGAAAAGTCGCTTAGAACTAAACCTCGAGCCAAAGAGGCAGCTTAGGGACCACTGGGATAAGGGGTACAGGAGAGACTGGCAGACATATGCGGAGGATCTACTAGCCAGGTGGATGCACAGGGATAAACCTACCAGGTCCGAGATTAAGTGTGCTTTGATCGGTCTCCGCCCAATAGCCGAATCTACCTACAAGGATAAACAAGCCAGGGAGATAGCCAACCTCTACCTGGAACTCCAAGCTGTGCTTAAACAGTTGAGATGAGCTGACCAAGTGCTAATAACCCTGCTAACAACCCTTCTAATAGTTATCTGTTGCCATAGGCGCCTTGCTTAACGTCATAATCCCCTCTTTGGCATCAAAAGGTAAGAAAACGGAGAAGGTGAAGAGAAGGACGCCGACCAATAGCGGCCAGTTCGCCCCTCTCAAGGAGTATGACCCCAGCCGCCACAAGGCTGTGCTGGACGGGCTGAAGAAGGGCGAAGGCATCCACGCAGTCGCCGCTCGTACCAAGACCTCTCACGGCACCGTACAGCGCATCAAGCACTCTCACGCCGATGAGCTAGGGCAGTGGAAGCAGCGAGTATCCACCAAGCTGGGGCAAGCCATTGAAGCGATTGGGGACAGCTTGGCCGATGATCCCGACCAAATACCTAGTGGCCAGAAAGCCGTCACCCTTGGGATCTTGGTCGATAAGAAGGCTGGACTGGATGGGGACAACGTCACGCATATCGTTCACCA